AGCACCTTGATATCCTTACTGGCGGTGTCATCATTTTTTGGGGTGAAGACCACATTCTCTCCTTCTATCGTAATGATGAAGGCATCGGATAGCTGTGACAGCGAATTCACTAAAATCATTTCCATATAGGACTTGGTTGTTTTGTATGTTCTTATGCCCCATCAACATTTGTGGTAACTTGAAACTTTGTGCAAGGGGCAAACAGACACAAAGCCGCAAAACGTTAGGCGTAATGTTATAACAGCGTTTCCGAAAGACGTTTGACTGAAATATCATAATACGATTTTTCTTTTTCTATGCCTATAAATTGACGATTTAACCTTTGACAAGCTAAACCAGTTGTATTTGAACCCATACAATTATCTAAAACAATATCATTTTCATTTGAGTAAGTAGAAACTAAATACTCTAATAATGATAAAGGTTTTTGTGTTGGGTGCAATCCAGTTTCAGGAGCAAATTCTAAAATCGAAGTTGGATACCTGAAACCATCATTTACAGTTTCTATATTCTTTTTTTGATGTTTCAAGTCATAGCAACTACTTGAATTGTCAGCCCTAAATATTGTATATGGTTTCCCTTTTGAGTATTGTGGGTTAAAACGCATTGCCTTTGATTTGTCTTTTACAAAACAAGCACTTGCTTTGCTAAATACTAAAATATTTTCGTGTTGCTTCATTGGTGCAAACTTGCTATTCAAATGACCAGTAGGGCGTTTTTTATTCCAAATATATTCGTACTTTAATAAATCAATTTTACTTGCACCTAATACTTTGTCAAAAGGCGTTTGAGCAAATAAAACTATTGCACCATTGTAAGTAATAATCCTTTCGTATTCAGCCCAAAGCTTATCAAGTGGAACTGTACTATCCCATTTGTTTTTTGTTGTACCATAAGGCAAATCACAAATGATTAAATCAACACTTTCATTTTCTATATTTGAAAGGATATTAAAACAATCATCGTGGAACAAAACACTACGCCTAACAAGGGTTTTGCAATAGTGGGGCATTTGTGCTATATTTAAACTTTTCTGCATCTATTTAACTTTTGTAATTAATTGAACATTTGTACCTTGAAGCCCCACCATCGCAAAGCCCCGATACGTTATAGGTAAGGCTAAAGACATCCGTGCAACCTTAAAATGTCATCTACAAATTGATGCCTTACAACCCAAAAATAACTGAAATTTTTAGGCATAGTAATCATTGACCTATCAACTTCAATTCTTTTTATTAAAGTATCTACATAGCACATTTTCCCATTGCTTTTTACGTAATTATCTCTTTTGATAATATTAAATAAACTTGGCTTATCATCAAAATAAGTATATTCTTCAAGTCTATATTTCGTAGTTGTTATTTTTGGAGATAGGTGTGGCATATCTGCACACATTCTATCAAATCTTGTTTTATCCATTTTTTTTTAATTTAATCGTTAAAAAGCCCTACCTATAACAAGGGTTTTACGCAAGGTGGGCAGACGTGCTACTATTAAGCATTTTTGCAAGGGTTGAACATTTGTACATTTTATGAACTTTAGTGCTAAAATCCCACCCTGCGTAAAGCCCCAAAACGTTATGTGCCATTTTAGCGACCAGACACAAACTCTTTTATCCAGTAATCTGAAACCATAATGACACCTCCATATTTATTTTTATACCAATCCATATAATCAGACAATGCGGTAATTTCATCAACCGTTTGTTTTGCTTCCTGGAGTGTAGATACGTGGATAGTATCATTAAAATCTCTGGTTCCTGCTTTTCTAATGCAAATCATATCATAATATGCTGCATCGCTAAATAATTCATAACCTTTGTAGCTTTCCATTTTATTGTTGATTTGTGAAGAAAAACGGCACATAACAGCACCTAACCAAAATTGGCGGTTCAGTGGTTATATAGGCGTTTCTGCTTCGATTATACATTTGTTTAAGTTTGAAAAATTGTGCTTGTAATCGCCAACTTCGGTTAGCCGCAAAACGTTAGGCGAAATAGCCCTTAGTTCATCAGTAATATTTAATTTCCGTTGTCATTTTAAATTCTCGGTCAATGTTGTTCGTGAATTGTGGTACAGGATTTAAAAAAGTTACTATTAGTATTCCTTCATCCGTTCCATTGTCAACCCACCATTTTTCACAGTCATCATATTTTTCAACTACAACTTTTTTAAACCTGCGTGTATCTATATTTTCAAGCAAATGAGCAAATCCCTTTTCTGCAAATTTGTCTTTTATTACTTGCTCTTTTTTTGCTTGTAATTCACAAACAACATTGTTCATAATTTCCTGCATATAAGTCGGGCTACTATCGCCTAACACAGGGTTGCCAAAAGAGGCAAGTTCTACGGTTAATTTTGGTTTTGTCATATCAATTTAATTTATCGGTTAATCAAAATTTATGCTTTCTAATTGCCTCCTTCGGCAACCTGACAACAAGCTGCAAACCGTTAGCCGCAAGCCTAAGCCTACACCATAGCATCAGCGTATTGCTTAAAATGTAACTTTTTTGTTTCCCAAATTGACACACCATCACTTTCGGCATCAGTTGAAATATACTGCAAAGTATCACCGTATGATTGCGGAGTTCCCATATTAATCCAAATAACCATTTCAACGGTGTTGCCATCTTTAATCCACTTTGCAGCATCAGCAAAATGTGCGTTCCAAAGTTTTTTAGCTTCGTCAAGTGTCAACTCTGACTTATCTTCAACTATTTTGGTATCTCTAAAAATACCTTCTCTCATTTTTGCATATTGAAACGCACAGTTTTTTTCTTTTTCCATTTTGTTTATTATTTAATTGATTAATAAAGTCCCTCCATTTCTCTGATCTCATCCCGACTGTACTCGATATTACCCGAATCATCATTAGGGCTCCACGTCATTTCGGACACGCTCAGGTCAGCGCCGTCAACGAGTCGTTCTGAATTTATGCCATCACCTGAGTAGTGTTCACGATAGCTGTAAGTGATAAACACTATTCCATCTCTGAATTTGACTTCGTGTTGAGTGCCGCCTTCCTCGTCGGGCATGAAGGTGTCGGCTATTTGTTGTGGGGTTGGTTTCATCGCTTAGTTATTGTTTATTGTTGTGGTGATGTGAAAAGTGCGTCAAAATAAAACTTATTATCACTTGCCCATGTGCTTTTATCACTTGTTGCAAAGTGACCTAAAAAGCCTTTGCTCAAAATATCGGTAACGAATACCTCGCTACCTTCCTTCGTGTACATTTTTGAATCTGACATTGTGTAAGTATTTGTTTGTTTCGACAAATATATATACAAATGTATAGTCAACACAAATTTATTTTCTGATTTACCACTTTACCCCAAATCACGAACAGATGTCAACACAAGACAAACTTAAAGAACTATACACGAAGCAGGCCGAGAAATTTAAAAAGTTCGGTATCAAAATGCTTTTCGAGGAAAACAAGCCCCTTGAATTTATGGCCGAAGCTAAGTTGGCCGACGGTACCATCATCAAAACAACCGCAGCCGAATGGAGCGCGGGTGCTGATGCGTACAAGATCGAGGACGGTGGCGTTGAAACTCCACTAACCGCAGGCGAGTACGAACTCGAAGGCGGCGGAATGCTCGTGATCGGCGAGGACGGCAAAGTTGCAGAGGTCAGAGAGAAAGAACCTGTTGAGGAAGAAATGTCGTCTGATGCTGTGGAACTCATCAACGCACTGGGCGAACGAGTAACTGAACTCGAAGCCAAACTTTCGGCGGCTGAAACTAAAAACACAGAGAACGAAACCGAACTCACAAACACCCGCGCACAGTTGTCTGCAAAGACACTCGAAGTTGAGCGTCTGAAAAAGAAGGCGTCTGCATCAAGCGTGACCGAGGAATTTGCTGACAAAAGTAAAACCGCAAAGACTGACGACGAACCGAAAGCAGGAACTAAAGAATGGTTCCTGAAATTCACAGAAAAATCACCAAAGTAAAATCTCACCACACAAATAAAAAATGGCAACAACTACATCACTCACTACCACCTATGCAGGCGAATTGGCCGGTGAGATTCTTGCGCCTGCGCTGATTGGATTCGAGTCCTCTAAGCACGTAACCGTTAAGCAGAACGTACCATATAAAACGGTCGTTCGTAAAATCGTTGACGACGTAACATTTGCCGCAGGCACTTGTGACTTCACGCCAACGGGAACGATCGCACTCACAGAACGCATTTTGACACTTGAAGAATTTCAGGTGCAGCGCCAAATCTGTAAGAAAGATTTCTTCACCGATTGGTCAACAAAAGACGTGATGAGCGGTCGCGTAAATGCGCAGATCCTCGCCGCTATCCTCGAACGCGTTACAAGTGGCTCAGCCGCTAACATGGAGCGCGTGCTTTGGCAGGGTGTAAATGGTGCAGCAGGCGAATTCGATGGCCTCGGTACATTGATCGACGCAAATGCTGGTGGTGACATCAACTTTGTTGCGTCGCCTGTGGCGTTGACTGCCGCGAACATCATCGCAAAAATTGACCTGTTGATTGCAAAATCTCCTGTTGCTGTGAAAGCATCGCCTGAGAAGCCTGCAATCTACATGAACTACGCCACTTGGGAATTGTTCATGCAGGCGCAAATCGCAGCCGGTAACGGTTGGTATGCGAACCTCGGTCCAAAGATGGAAGGATTGAAGTACATGGGATTGTACGACATCAAGGTTTGTCCAGGTATGGCAGCAAACACCATGTACATGGTACAGCCTTCAAACTTGTGGTACGGTACATGGCTCGAAAGCGACATGAACCAAGTGAAGGTACTCGACATGGAAGACCTCGATGCTTCACAGAATGTCCGTATCTCGACACGTTTCTACGCAGGCGCGCAACTCGGAATCACTTCTGAAATCGCAGCTTACGGAGTAGGCTTGTCGTAATCATCAAATGAATAACGGGGCGGTATCAAAGCCGCCCTTCAACAATACATCAACATGGCTTGTCTATTAACACAAGGATTTACCACAGACTGTCTCGAAGGTGCGGGCGGTGTCAAAGAAGTGTTCTTCTCCAATTGGGATAATTTCGATTCGGGCATTACTTTCGATGGCACTACGGGCGAAATTGACGCGCTTCCGACGGCGACACTTTATCGCTATGTACCTCTAAAGGCCTCAGCTTCGTTTACCGATGCTTCGCAGCCTTCACAGGAAAATGGCACGCTTTTCTTTCAGCAGACCGTTACCCTTCGTTTGGGTGGTTTGAGCGCAGCCAAAAGAAAAGAATTCAACCTACTGTCACGCGCAAAGGTGATCATGTTCGTGAGAACAATGGATGATCAAATCTTCTGCGCAGGTCGTCAGACAGGTGGTTTCCTTTCTGCGGGTCAGGCCGCAACAGGTCAGGCGCGCGGAGACTTCAACGGTTATGAATTTACGTTCACAGCCGACGAACCACTTCCCGCTGAAAAGTGTGAGGCTTACACAACGGTTCCATTCGACAATTTCGCTGACATCACGATTTCGCCACCATATAGCGGCGCTTCATAATCTCTGTATCTCATGTTATCTTTATAAAAAGGGTGGGTATTTGCCCGCCCTTTTTTTGTAAAATGATCAAATTACAACCCGATACCGCCAATCAAACAGCCTACTTCACACTCGATGAGGGCAGGCAATACTTTGCAGACACTTTCACGCATTACCTTCTCATCATCAAACGCGAGGAAAACAGCGCATTTGGACAAGACCTCGCGCAAGTGCCTACAATCGTAGAAGATAACGCACGCTACACACAACTCACGCTTACAACCGTGGGTTTAGATTCGGGTGGTTTCTACGAATACAAAGTCTATGGTCAAAACAGTTCTTCGAACCTTGACCCGACCGACGAAGTTGTTGTCGGACTTGTTGAACGCGGTACAGTTTTGATCGAAACCCCTACTATATTTGTCAACGTAACAGCCAACACCGCAGATGACTACCGAGCAGATCAATAAACCCGAAGTTAAGAAGGACAAAAGCAACGTTCAGACCATGAACTTTGAGGTCTACACACCTGTGTCAACTCAGGAAGGTGTTGATCGCAATGGCTGGTTGACTTATGGTGCTGACAACGACTTCCCTGCCTACCTAATTGATCTTAAAAACTCATCACCTGTGCACGGCGCTTTGTGCAAGTCCATTGGCGACATGATTGCAGGAAAGGGTTTGGGTGGCCCCGACGGCTTGGACCTTGCACCTCTTCTACCCGCGATTTCATCCGACCTCAAAACGCAGGGCGGTTTTTACCTGGAAGTCATTCGTTCAGTCGAAGGCACGGAAATCACAAGAGTAAATCACCTTCCTTTCATGGCCTGCCGTTTGGCGGTTGACAAGGCCACGAACTACGTCACGGGGTTATTTTATTCGCGCGATTGGCACGACACCACTAAGAAAGCGAATAAACCAATATTTATTCCGCTATTTAAAGAGAGGGAAAAAGAACAGTCACGCGGCTGCATCATCGTCGCCGAACCAACCGACGGCCTCGACAAGTACCCAAAGCCCGACTATTGGAGTGCAATAAACCACATCGAGACAGCGAGACAAATGGCATTGTACAATGTCAACTCGTTTCTGAATGGCTTGTTTCCATCATTCATCATAAACTTCCGAAATGGCATACCAGAACCCGATCAAAAGGCGCAGATCCTTCGCGAATGGGAGCGTAGTTTATCAGGCGCAAAGAACACGGGTAAATTCATAGCCACTTTTAACGAGGCTGGAACCGATACGTCACCACTCGTTGAAGCCTTCCCAATGACGGAGGCCAACACGACATACCTTGAACTCGCGCACCGTCAAAGTCTCGAAGGCATATTCATTGGCCACCGCGTTACTACGCCACGCATATTCGGTATTGCCGAAAGCGGCAATGGCCTATCCTCAAACACCGACGAAATGAAAGTCGGCTTTGCCCTGTTCAACGCCCACATGATTGAGCCTAAACAGCGAATGATCGAAAACTCATTCAACCGTATTCAAAGGTTCAATAAAATGGGTGAAGTCAAAATAATCCCGAACTCACCGCTTGACCTTATCACGCCCGCGCAAGCAGTAGCACAAACCGAGGCTAAACCACAGCAATTTTCAGAAGTCAAAGACGACCTCGACGAGTTTATCGCACTCGGTAGTGACGGTGTAGACGGCTACATCCTCATCGACTCATTCGAAACCGACACCGAACACGACGACGACCACGACGCCGAACTTAAAATGAAGTTGAACTTTGTTTCGACGGGCACTGCGCGTCCGAACGCAGGAAGTGAGCAAGACAAAGAAATCGACAACAAATTGTTTATCACGCGCTATCGTTACAAAGGCGAACTTCGCGACAACACACGTAAGTTCTGCCGAACGATGTTGTCAGCGGACAAACTGTATCGCAAAGAAGATATTGTCGCGATGGAAAACAAGGCCGTGAATCCAGGGTGGGGGCCAAATGGTGTAAACAATTACTCAATTTGGTTCTACAAAGGCGGCGGTGCGTGCCACCACTATTGGCAGAAGGAAGTCTATGTATCAGCCGAAGGTCTTGGTATTGACGTGAACAACCCAAACGCCCAAACAATCGCGGTTAGAAAAGCCGAGGCGCAAGGCTATAAGATACGAAATGAAAAGTTGGTTGCTCAGCTACCGATCGACATGCCATACGAAGGATTTTTACCCGATAACAAAAGAAGATAATGGCAATCCCAAGCAAAAAAATACTGATCCCGCTTGACTACATCAAGAAGATCACGCCCATAAATTCACCTGTTGACGACAGCATAATGAACAGCTCGGCCTACGTTGCACAGGACAAATGGGTGCGTCCTTATCTTGGTGACGCCTTATACAATAAGATCGTGACCGATACAGCAGCGGGAACTATTACCGGCAATTACTTGATACTTCGCGACACCTACATGGCCGATGCAATTGCATGGTGGTGTTATTACGAAGCGTTACCGCATTGCACTTACAAGATCGACAACGGCACTATCAACCAACGCGTAAGCGACGACACGCAGCCGATTGACAATTCAACTCTTAATCGCTTGCTTGACTCAGGCCGAAACAATGCTGAATACTACACTAAACGATTGAGTGAGTGGATATGTGCCAACAGCGACTTGTTTCCAGAGCTCAGCACCAACACCGATGAACAGCGTTCGCCAATTAGCCAGACCGCAACTGTGCCCGCCGTATCGTTCAGCACAGGCAACAGCGAATCAAGTCGCACGGGGTACATTCCTGATCGCAACCTATTACGTAAACTTCCACTTTGATGAAACTACTGACGCCAATTAAAAAACAATATTTACTTAAATTGCGCGAATACAAAAAACTACTCATCGCAAAACAAAAAGACAATGAACAAAAGACTACAGCAAAATGATGAAATCGCAATCCTCACACTCGGTGGCGAGGACTTTATCGCGGTTTGTCCACCGGATCCGAAACCGGTTTATATCTTAAATCCGGGCTTACCATTGGAATGACTTATTGACCTTCAACATCGCCATTGTAATCATTACAGTAATAATCACACGACACCTAACAACCAAAAAATGAGTATATGCAGCACTATCACGATGAACTTGTGCAATTCTTTACTAAGTGGTCGAGTTACATCGTCGGAACTGCCATTGGTGTAATCGGAAAAATAAGTTTTGAAATCGGCATGAAACGTAAAATGTCGCTTTGGCAATGGTTCGGGATTGTTGGCGTCTCAATATTCGCGGGCTATCTCGTTAGTGCGTTATGTGCCGCAAACGGATGGGATGCGCAGGCAGGTTATCTTGTACCCATTAGCACGCTACTTGGCGAAAAGCTGTTGATATACGTCACCAACAACTACCAAGGAATATTCGGTCGAATTCTTTCAATTTTTACCAAAAAGAAATGAGCGACAAGCCAAAACTAATAGAGCGCCTCAAACAATCAGGACTTGCCACGTTCATGCGCGAGAAGGTTAAACCCATTGCCGGCGATGTCCTCGAAATTGTTGGCGACATCACAGGTGTCGATGCCGTTGAGCGTGTAGGCGAACTCCTCAATAAACGCAAAGAGAACGATGAGAACGTGCGTGCCCTTGCCGCCGAGTTCGAAGAAAAGCGCCTTGAATGGGCGATGGAAATCGAACGCACACGAATGGAGGTTGGGCTCGAAGAAATGAGGCTCGAAGTTCAAGACAAACAGGACGCCCGCAGTCGTGAAATTGAATACATGAAGGTTTCGGGCGGAAAGCGCGATTGGATTCAGGGATCAATTGCCATTTTCACATTGGCGGCCACCGCATACATGATTGTTTTCCTTTCCTTCTTTGAAGTTCCAAAGGCCAACGAAAGACTGTTCGACATGCTACTTGGTGGTCTCGTTGTTTCTTCATACATTAGTATTCGCGAATACTACTACGGCACGAGTAAGGGTAGCGCAAGAAAAGATGAAACCATCCGCAACATGCTCAAATGAATCGAGTCAAAATAAGCGATAACTTTTACCTGGATGAATTCATCCCGCCCGACATTTACAGCGAGCGTGGTGAAAAGGCTATTGCATTAATCGACCACAGAATAGTTCTTGCCGCTCAGTTCTTGCGCGAGACAATCGGAAAACCGATGATCATCAACAATTGGTGGCGCGGCGGCAAGTTTACCAAACGCGGCCTCAGACGTTGGAACGAAACTACAGGCGCACGGTGGAGTCAACACAAGTACGGCAGGGGTTTCGATTTTCATATCTCAGGAATGACGCCTTCGCAAATTCATTCCATCATCTTGCAGAATGAAGAAATGTTGATCAATCACCAACTGATAACTGTCTTGGAAGATTTACGCGACACCCCGACTTGGGTACATTGCGACTGCAGGTTTACCAACTCCGAAAAAATTGTAATCGTCAGGGCATAAAAAAACCCGCCATTGCTGACGGGCTTTTCTGTCCAAAATTCAAGTGCCAGTTAGGGCTTCGTCTTACGCTTGTGATTCTTCTGCTGGAGGCGCATCAGGAATGAGGTCGTCATTTGCCTGTACCACAGCCTTCAACTCACCCAAAGCGGCTTGCACTTCAGGTGTAACATTTCCTTGTGCTTCAATCGCGGCAGCCAGCTCAGAAAGTTTGGCGTTGATTTCAGCATTTGTTTTGAGTGACTGTTGTTTCAAAGCAGCCAGCTCTTGAACGAGTTCGTCTTGTTTCATAATGATACGATCGAGTTTATTGTTTATTTGTGTGATTTGAATTGCTACTGAGTGGTCTTGTTCAATGTGAACGTGGATGTGTTGTTCTGTCGGCATAGTTGGGCGTGCTTTTATTCCAAACATGTGGCGAATATATATAAGGTTCAGTTAGTTCCAAAATTAATTTTTTGTTGTCAAAACAATTTCAACTGCGCTCTGTAATCCTCAAACCCCCATTGCCATATTAATCCCATAAGGCGGGTCAACTATTGCCAAATCAAAATGCTTGTCTGGGTAAAGGCTCATGCCTTCGATGCAGTCGAGTAGGAATACTTCGGATTTGCTCATGTTAGTCTTTAAAATATGACTTCATTAATTTTTCAAACGCCTCAAAAGTTGAAATTGTCGTCACTCCATAGCCGAGATTTTTAAGATCTTCACAAATTTTCTCCTGCGCCTCGGTCATTTTACCGTCGCCAAATTTCATTTCGATGAACAATCCATGAAAACCATAACGCGCCTCAGGAACAAACAAGTCAGGAACACCCGCAAGAACACCCTCGGCCTTTAGTCGTGACGCCTCTCTGATATCGCGCTTGCCGCCGTTGGGAATGGCGAAGATAATTTTGTCGGGGTACTGCATCCGAAACCATCGAACGCAGGCCTGTTGAAGTTTAGATTCGTTGTGTTTCATTCTTCGTCCTCCTGGTTATTCCACTCCTGTTTGTATCGCATTATGCGGTATGCGCTGAAATCGTACCAGCTGCTGCCATAAACCCTAAATTGCGGGGTGGTCTCGTCTCTCTCCAGCTTATCCCACTCATCCATAATCTGCTTTTCAAACGGCGTCGGGTCTCGCCTCGGCTCAAAGGGTACATCCATAGATTCCTCATTCATCGTCAACTTATCGACAACCGTTCGAAGGGCGTCGGCCATGACATCGTTATTGAATACGTCGTAGATGTTGTTGGTCTGTTGCTCAATAGCGTTCAGTCGCTCACTAACCGATGCTCGTTTGGAAATGTAAACCGCTAACCATTCGCATATCACAGCCGCGTCGATACGGTTATAAATCTTGCCGTACTTGCCGGATATGGCATTGACAAAACACAGCCGAATTTCTTCGAGTTTTAGGTAGTAATACTCCTTGCAAATGATTTCTGCGGCCACGTCGATTTGAAACGCTGTCATTGGCTGAGTGAGTTGGATAGACTTCTGCAAGTCGTCAACCATGACATAAACGGCGGCCTTCGTTGCTTCATCGCCTATCGTATTACGAACCTGCGCTATATTCTTGACTTGCGGGTTCTTCATTAGCGAAGCCATTTGATTGTCCGAAGGCTCCGCGAAGTATCTGCTCTTTTCTTGCGCGATGATCTGCGCTGTCTGCTTGTTGTTGCTGTCTTCCATTTGTATTTGAGGTATATTGATTTGCGTTGTTCATCCAATTTCTGGCGGCGGCTTGCCAATCCTTCATGGGGTTTTTGCCCACACGCCATCCGTTCGATTGATAGTAGTTGAAATATTTCTTAGCCTCGGTTACGACCTTATCTTCCTTCCATACGCCGCCGGCAACTGAATTTCGTTCGCGCATGTAGCTTTCAATTTCTTGGTATTCGGGTTGAACGAATTTTGAGCGCGGTTTTTTTTCAGTTTTAACTTCAGTTATATCTTCAATTTCATTTTCATCTTCATTTACAGAACGTAATACGTTCGTATTACTATCGTATTGCGTTTGTTCTTTATGTTTTTCCCAACGTTTCTTCACTGATTCTGCGGCTTTCAGACTCTTTTCCTTTCTCAAAATCATTTCGTGATTCAATCGCTCATTGTAACTTCCGGTTTCATCGTGCTGAAATTTATTGAATACTTGTATGCCCCCCGTAATACTTTCGCATTGCGTTCGTAATACGTTCGTATCAATTCGCCCGCCGTGCTGATGTTGGGCGCAAAGCATCCGAATGTATAACCCGACCTGTTCATTGGTCATAAACATGGTTCCGGTTAAAAAATCGGAGGCGTAAAATAGAAATGCGGGATCTTTAGCCATTGGAAATTGAATAACCCCCAACACAGACAAGCTCATAAGAGATTGCCGCCAACATATGGCTGTCCGGAAGGGGGTGTGTAATTTTGTTATTCATGTTGGCGGCATTGCAAACATACTCAACTAACCTGTACAACCTCGTTATGTTGATAAGTTCTCGCTTTTAGTTCGTTGAGAATAGTCAGGCGTTGGGTCAACAGTTCGATCTGCGCCCGAACCATGTTGATCTCGGTATCGACGTCCTCTGACACGGGGCTATTATTATACTTGTCGATGATGTTGTGAACTGACTTTCGGTAGATGCGATTAGTCTCCATGTCATTAGTGCATGTTTCGGTTGAGTGAACCGTCGTTGAATGATCCCTGCCAACGTGTTCCGCAATCTCTGAACCGCTAATAAAATATTGTCCGACAAACAATTTTCTGCAAGCATATATATAAGCATTGCGGGCGAATACCACAGGCCGTTGACGAGTCCGCGACTTTATTATATTTGGCGGAATATTAAATTCCACAGACGCCAATAGTAGCACGGCTTCGAGCCGTTGATGTTTTAGATTCATTTCGTATTTGTTTTTTAGTTGATTATTATATTACTTGCTCAAAATATATTCAACGATTTCATCACGCAAGATGAGCGCATTTTCCATTTTGTCGAGCATTAACTTTTGATCTTCTACATTGGCTTCGACTGCGAATTTGTGCAGCCTTCTATGTTCAGGAAAGCGCGGGTCGTACGAGGCGAAGTACCAAAGCGGAATCTTGTTAAAAAACATATTGGATTGGATCTGCCAATAAATATCAGGTTCCTCGTCTTTGAGTTCCTGCGCGTTGCGGACGTGTCGAAGCCTGTATGTGTGAACGCTGCTGTTAAATGGACACTTCACTTCGCCACCGATCTTCATGAAGGAAATGTTCATGTAACAGTCGGGCGATGCACCTGAGTAGTCGCCATACACGACAAAGTGAGGTTTAAGAACCAGGTTCTCATCGCTTACACCAAGCGACTTCGCGAGTTCACGAATGGCGTGTTCTTCCCATTCGTTGCCCCAATCAGTCGCCTTCGATGAGAATTCACCAACGGCCTCACCTGTGACGATCTCGGTTGCCTTTTCTTCGATGTAGGTTAGTGCAGTTTGTGACATTTTACCCGCGTCTTTGTCGGCTTTCGATCTTGGTTCTGTGAACAGTTTGCCAAGTCCAGACCCTGTGAATCGTCCGATCCTCACCTTGTCCCAAGCGATTGAATTCTGCGACGCCTGACGAATTACGTCGAGTTCGAGTTGTTCTTTTAGGTTCATGCTTTGTCCTCCAATGGTTTTTGGTCGTGAATGTTGCCGATGATTTCAGATTCAACGAATTGCTCCGAAAATCCACTCACTACTATTCTTTCGCTTGCCTCGACATTTAATTATTCTGTTCATGATCTTGCTTGCAATAATTGTTCGACTTCGTTTAATTGTTGTTCTGTCATCAAGTGTTTGACCGCATCAAGACCTTCGCGGATTTGGTACTCGTCTTGACCGCTTGCAATTGCCGCCCTGAGTTGGTTCATCGTTGATTCAGGAAGTTCTGTTAGTCCTGTGCTTTCAGGCGTCAATTCCGCAGACTTCACATGAACGTCGATAACTTCCTCGGCTGTCTGCAACCCCATTGAAATTTCAGGAGCAAATTGACGTGTGAAAAATGAAGCCGCGCGATAACGTCGCATGAGTTCCGGCATTGACTTCCACTTACTGCCTCCTTTCTTTGTCCAACCCTCTGCGTCTGCCATTTCCATTGATACCCAAACGCCGTACAGCTTTTCACCTGAGCGATTTTCAAGCGCCCATGCGCGAGTTCTGCCGCCATCTTTATCATCTTCCTCATAACGAAGTGGTGAAAATTTACCGCAGGCATTTAGTGTCGCGATGAGGAATGAACTTGACCACGCGGGTTTGCCTTGTATGACGTGCAGGTTTTGCATAACCATGAGCGGCGAACTTCCAATCCGGTGCGCCATTTCGAGGGCGATGATACAGTTGGCGACGTTGCCTTTGTATTGGGCGGGAACCATGTCAGACGATGAAAAGACCTGTGCGATACGCTGTGCAAGTTGAAACGATTCGGAATTTTCAAAAGGTTTTTGAACCTCGGTTGAGGTAATGTGTTGAAGTTGATTTGACATTGTAAGTATTTATTTTGTTTGAATTAGTTCCGCCAAAGGTAAGCCCGTGAATTCTGAAATCCTAATAAAATTTACGATTTTGCAGCGTTGCAAGGCTTGGCCGTTATTCCATTGCGATAAGTAGGCTTCCTGTGAATTGGTCGAAAGTCGCTCGCCTTTAAAGACGACCTTCCCGAGTTGCGCCAATGTGAGTTTCTTGCCGGTTACACGCTTGTAGTGTTCGACAGCGCGGTCGATGTTGATGTAGAGTTTCATTAATGTGGTTGTTTATTATTCAATAACGTGAATGATTGCTGTTAGAAGTCTTCTGATTTTCTTGGCTTCCTTGTCAGACAATTGTCTCATCATTTTAAATTCAATGGTAGTTTTAAAATGTCCTTTATATCCATCATAAATAGCTTCTTGTTCAATAGTCATTTCTGTAATTTATTAAGTTGAATATTAAATTGTTTCACTACGTTGTTGCGGAGTTGGTCGCTGATTCTGTTTTCAAGCGACTGACTACGGATGTAACACGCCCATTCGTTGAATGTCGCGCAGGGTTTCGGTGGTGTCACCGTGTGGCTAATGTTGATCATACCTGTGTAATTTCTTCGTGAGTAATAGCCGTGCGATACGTCGCGAATAGCCCCGACTTCAATACCGCGATTCGGCCTTTGAGCATTTCGATCCGACGCTCGTCTTTGATGCGCAGATCGACCATGCCGTAATAAACAGAATTAGGGTTTGAATATAATTTCATGTTGCGTTCCACATTCGCAAGTGTCTTTGTTCTGTCCCGAAGTCGTTCGAGAATTTTGATTTGCTTTTCGCAGGCGCTGATCGCGCGGTCGATTTGATAGATTTCCATGTTGTGAAGTATTTGTTTTTAATCGCCAAACCCCGCCTTTGTTTCAGGGTGGGGCGGTGGATTTGTTAATCAATTAATAAAGTGAGATGTGATTTCAGAAACTTCTTGTTCCGATATTTGACCGGCTATCGCGCCAACTCTTTTAGTTGTTGGAAACCATTGTGCTGAGGCAACTCTATTGCGCTTGCCTGAAATGATGTTGATTAGTGGTGAAGTGCAAATTGCAAATGGGTAAATAACTCTTGCTCTTTTACCTGTGCTAAGTGTGATTGTTGTGTTCATTGTGATAAGTGTTTGTTTTAATTACCCGACAAAGATATATACAACTATTCCTTAAATCCTAAAGAAATTTATAGTTTGTCAAAACAAAATTGTTAAATCCGCGACTGGTGCGGGTTTCAAGACTGAAATAATTTAACCGAATGAACCGAAACTGTATGCTCCAGCGCTTGGGTTTAGTTCGAAATACATTCTCATCATCATCATGGAGGCGATGTCGGGGGAGTAGCCGAGTTGTTGAACGATTTCTTCGCGTGGAACTACTGCGAATTTACCATCCTTGTCCATGTCTTTGCGACGAACGGCGTCGAGTTGGCGCGTGATTTCGTCCTTATGTGCGGGCACGTGTGCTGTAATACGTGAATGTTCGACGTGTTCGGCTAATATGTAATAGCATTGCGAGCGCATATTCTTAAATCGCTTAGGGTCTTTGGCGGCTGCACCGTTCAAAAATTGCTTGCATTTAAGTATTCCTTGTACTCCAATACCCAAACCGTCGCTATCTACAACGGTGTTGTTCATGGTCACGCCGTGCCGCGTCGCTATCTCACGAATGGCCGCCGCTACTTCGTGCGGGTACTTGTGTTTTATTTCGTAGATGTGGGTTAGTGACAACCCCTTCCAAACCCCGATGATAGTCATATCGTCACCCATTGCCGCCACGTCGGCGCTAATAAATCCTTTGCCTTCTTGCATTGGTAGTTCGAACATTCGAGCGCAGTCTTCGAATTTAAAGAGGGCGTCCTTGCTGTCATCATAATTCCAGTCGCCATCACGTAGACGTTTGCGAAGGTTCTCAGGTAGTCGCGACAACGTTTGGTAGTACGACTCGGGCAAGTGCGGGTTATCGTGTGGAAGCGCAGGAAGAAAGGCTAAGTCATTAGGCAACTTGCCTTTCATGTGACGGTCGTAGAATTCAGAGTATAGCCAACCCTTCGATGGATTGCACGTAAGCAGTCCTTTGGGCTTCAAATCAAATTCACGTAGTTTGTATCGAACGCGCGATGAAACCACGTTGACCGCCTTCTGTGTAACTTGTGAGGCCTCGTCGATAAAGTAGTCTGTGATTTCAAGTGAACCCAACGAATCGAAGTCAGGGTCAGACGGGTAATAAAATAAGTCTTTGAGAACGATTTCGGACCCGTTGTAGAACTTAATAATATTCGACTGCTGGTTGTAGTCGTACTCGATGCCCGCGCGAAGTGGTCGCTCGCCTATGAGCTTACAGACCTCAAAGAAAGTATTGAGTGTGGTCTTTTTCAGCGTGTCAAGTTTCGCCCGTCCTATCAGGCCGCGAGTGCCGGGATATTTCAAACGTCTACTGATCTGCCAATAACAACCGAGGAACGACTTTGCACCGCCCGCCGCGCCACCATAAAGCAACTGCTCCACGTCTGAATGACGCGACAGTATTTTGATAGCTTCTTGTTGGCGCGGGAATAGTTCGATCATTTAGCGGGCTTTAAAATATTTCGGGGCGGTTTGCCCATCTCGATGAGTTTCATGTCAACAGCAATGGCGGCCTGGCGTTCGGTTTTATAATATTTACTCCAGTTTCCTTCTGGTGTGCGAAAACACGCATGAAATAAAAATATGCTTGGCCTTCCCGCTCTAGTTTTGGGGTTTTTTATTTTACAGACTCCAAAATATTTGCTTGATTTACCTTCTAATTTTCTACTCATGTTCTCAATTATTTATTAATCCTCTCATTTATATTTTCTAACACGGTCTTGTGCCGCTCGCTCAACTCACCAATTTCATGGCTGCGTTTGATCTTCGCGTTAGAGTTCAACACCTCGTCGCCTTTGAACACGACGACGTTGCCAAAGTAAGAGACAACTGAGCCGCAAGAAAAGATAAATCTTTCAGCACCTGTTTCGCAGCCTTGACCGTTATAAGGCTTCCAATCGCTTACTTCCATTGCGTGAAAATTGAAACAGTTAAGACCAGGTAGTAAGGCTACGCCATAAGACAACCCCACCGTGTATGGCGGCTCATTATCGGGAACGATGATAAGACTGTGCGCTTTGTTTTCTACGCCCGCCATAATTGGTTTACGGTCGTTTTTATAAATGGTCTCTGTCAGCAAACCGTTCATCACACGGGTACACACCACATCATCCGCACCAGCCAGACAATACCAATCCAAGTCCATGCCTTTGAATGTTTGAAGTGAATCGTTAAACTTCTTTCTGAGGTTGCTATCGGCTTTCGACAAATTGCAGAACGCCTTTTGTTTTATTTCGAAATACTTCACGCGGTCGTTTAAAAACGGCTCGCAGAACTTTCGAGATAGTTCGCCTTCCGAACCGCAAAGGTGTAATGTGATGTCATAAGACGAATAGTAGCGAATGACTTTCGCGTAGTGTTCGTTCGTGGGTTTACCGCGTAGGTATAGCGGTATGCAAATTCCTATTTTGTTCATGTTATCTATTTATTGAATTATTCCAAGTTTATCTATCAGTCGTTGGTTTGGCCCGATGTCCTTTGCAGGCACTCCCGCGAGTATTCGGAACGGCTTATTCCAATTGCCTTTAACGAATGCCTGAGCGCCTACCATTGTACCGCTAGCAAGTTTCGTGTGTTGGTGTAACGTGGCGTTGAGTCCGATGCGGCAGCGGGTTTCTATTTGACAATGGCCACCTATTACCGACGAAGTGTGTAGTGTAGTATTGTCACCAATGATAGTGTCGTGCCCGACATGAGCGTGACACATGATGTAACAGTTCTTTCCGATTATAGTATCATTAATAAAACCACCGTTAATAGTGACGTGTTCTCGAATGATTGTATTATCGTGTATTGAAACGCCATGTATGCCACGAATATGATAATCATTGTCATCAATGTCTCGCGGGTCAACCTCGTCAGGATGTTCCGGCGGCGCACCGATTACTGAGTAAGCACCGATGTACACGTTTTCGCCAATGTGAACGTTTGGGTATATTATCGCCGTTGGGTGTATGTAGGTCATTCCTCACCCTCCCCTACTATTTTATCCGAAATCAAAGTCTCAATCGGGATTCCTGTTTTGTCGGCAAGCCGTTTGAAAAAACGCAGTTGAATACGGTCGGGGTCTTTGAAGTAACGCGCCGCCGTGATGTGGTTGATCTTCATATCTTCACGAAATTGTTTTAGCGTTCCGTAGTGGTTGCGCATTTGATATTCGAAGTTTGTCATTTTGTTTCCTCCTTTATCGCAAATCCAGCCTCGATCAATCCATCACAATCAATCCCTATTGAGCGCAGGTAGTTGATCTGTTGTGCGCTTTTATTTATTGTGTAAATCACATGTTTGCTTGCCCAATTTTCAGGTTCTGTCGGCATGCCCTTTGTGTCTGAGCAAATAATATTCAGTTGAATTTTCTCCTCATCCGTGATCTGATCGATTGAGCGGAGAATGAGTTTACAGTTAGCTAAATCCTGAATATCTTGATTCATTATGTCAGGCTCGTCTTCCAATTGTACACTAATCTTATCCGTGTAGAAAAGATCGAAACAAACAAACCTCGCCTTTAGCGCTTTCATAGGTTGTCCCAATTCAGTCTGCCGTCTAATTTTAGTCTGCACTTGGCATCCCAAATAATTGGGTAAAATCTTCAAAAATTCAGTTGTATTCATTATCGTAAAATTTATTTCGTTTCTTTAGTTGTCAAGTAGACGGGTGGTTGTAGGGTAGGGATGATGAGTCAGGCAATGCTGATTGCTATGCCTCGTTGCTACATTCCGTTTCCAATTCAATATCGGTTTCGCTCATGGCTTCTGATTTATTATTACATTTGCAAATATATATACAAATGTATATCTTGCAACAAAGCGACGAAAATAATTTTGAGAAGGAGATTGAAAGGTTGTACCCCGTGTTAAAGTCGCGCGTGCATGGCCTGTTGTTCAAGGCCAAGAAACCAACCGACACAAGCGGCGACATAGTACACGACGTACTTGCCGACTGTTTAAAAGAAAGTAGGATTGAATCGACAAAGGAAATCTTCGGACGAGGCAAACTTGAATACTACCTCAACAGGTGCATTTACTTACACGTTCACGGCAAGGTGTCCAAGCGTAGGTACTTTGAATTGACAGACCTAATGATAGAGGCATTCAGTAAAGAGCAGGCAAGTAGTAACACCACGAACCTGATCGAACGCATGACGGCCGAAAATTTGGACTTGGCGATTAGGTCACTCGATGAATACGAAGCCGAACTCGTTAGGTTGTGGATGATGCCCGACTTTAGTTACAAGGAGTGCGCCCGCGTGATGCAGACTAAGGAAAGTATTTTGGTTCAGCAAGTACACAAAGCAATTAATAACCTGAGAAAATATGTTCACCATACCAGTAGTGCCGCCCGCGATTTTTAACGAGCGGATATCGACATGTAAGGCCTGTAAATGGTTCAAACCCGAAACCGGCAGTTGTGGTACGCTCATCATTGGCGAAAGCGTGACGCCTGAAAAGGTTTCACACTATCGCAACAAGATCAAACTTTGCGGATGCGTTATGAAGTGGAAGGCGAAGTACCGGTTCAGCAGTTGCCCTGCAGGTAAGTGGCTACCGTATAACGTTGACAAGGCCGAGATTCAAAAGATAACTGAATTCGTCTTATCTTTGGAGGGCAAATCAACGTTGACCAGTGATGAGAATAAGAAGTTGTTCAGATACTTCAACAAGGTTTCAGGACAAAATCAGCCCGTGTCAACGTGCCCGCCTTGCGTTAAGTCGGTGCTGACCGATATGATCAAGGAGGTAAAACGGATGCAGCAAGTGGGTGGTGGTGCGTAATTACCACCGATGAAACACCAATGTTGACGGGGAAAGTATATTTTTATATATTTGTAAACATCAAAAATTTGCAAGATGCCGAAGGGACACACGAATAATCCGAACGGAAGGCCGCAAGGCACAAAAAACGTCAAGACTTTACAATGGGAGGCGCTTGGAGAGGCGCTTACTGATATGCACGCGGAACGGTTTAATGAGATACTTGCCAAGTTTATGAACAGCAACAATCCCGAAACGCAGGAAATCGGATGCAGAATGTATATACAAGTCCTCGAATACTTTAAACCGAAGCAGGCAAGACACCAACACGCAGGCGATGCGACTTCGCCAATTCAAGTCGTTGTAAGCGATCACATTTAAAAACAGATAACATGAGAAAAACTGTAATGATTATTTTTAGGCTGATAGTATCGCCCGTATTTTTTGTAATAACATTGTTTATTGCTTTTATTAAAGCTGTGGCGGTTACGTTTGACTTTATTGAGTACGGTGGTTATATCGAGGCAGGAACTAAAAAAGACGCATGAAGCTAAACCTCCCCGCAGATCCATCGCAAGTCACACTCAGGCAGTTCATCGACTACAAATTAGCCGTTGACGAGATCGAGCGCCTTGTTATTGCCACAGGCAGAAGCCGCGAGGCTGTGATGAGATTGAATCCAGAGGCCGCGAACTACGTGATCAGCACCTTCGAAACCGTGATTGATCAAACTCGGGGTGAACTCAAAAGACACATTCGATTAAAGAAAGGTTTCCGGAGCGTGAGACTTTCATTTATTCCCGCCCTCGAATCAATGACGTTGGCAGAACACGTAGACCTCGACGACCTGACCCGCGTGATATGGAAGGAAGGCAAGCATGAATATCTTGTGAAGTTGTTCACGGTGCTGTACAGGCCTGTTAACAAACGACTCGGCAAGTGGTATGAGTTAATCCCATACGACAGCGAAAAGAACGCGCATGAGTATTTCATTGACCGCCTTGATATGGACACCGTGAACGCCGCACTGCTTTTTTTTTCGACTATCGCAAACGAACTGTCGCAAAATTCCCTCGACTATTTGGAGCAGGAAGCGATGGAGGCGACGAAGAACAACAAATAAAAAAGACGGTGGCGACACTATATGGGTGGATGCACATCATCGAAGTGTTGGCAGGTCACGACATCACGAAGTTCGACGCCGTATTGAAAAGACCCGCGTATGAAGCGTTTGTACACATGACTTACGCCGAGGACAAAGCACTTGAAGAACGCACCAACAAAGTATTGAATGGCTAACACACGACGCACATATAACAACATCGTTGACAGGCTCGAAGCATTTGCTTCTGGTCACTACATCTTGCAACAGGGTAGGTTCACCCATGGCAACACGGCGCAGATCGACACCCAAGATAGTGAGACGGCGTACCCGCTTATGCACGCAGAGCCGGGCGACATCAACCCCTCTCCAGGTGAAATCGCGTACAACTTCAACATCACTTTTGCGGACTTGCCGCGCGATAAGAACGCGCCCGCGCAACATCGCCGCGAAATCATTAGTGACATGATGCAGGTTGCGCTTGATTTAATCGCGGAAATCAGAAACGGCAACGTGTTGTTTGGTGAGGATGTGGATTTAAGTACCACACCAACGATCACACCTTTCACGGATGAGTTCGCTAACCACTTATCAGGTGTCACTATTTCACTTTCAATCCTTGTTCCCTACGATTGGAGCGCATGTGACATACCCGCGACTTACTCAGTAGGCGGTTCGGGTTCGGGTGGTGGATCCGGCAGCGGGTCAGGCGGGATTCTGCTAAAGGTGAATGGTGTTGATAACGCGGTTCAAACCATGCTCGACCTCGTTGAAGGCTCGAACATCAACATTGTTGACAACGGCGACGGCTCAGTTACTATCAGCGCGACGGGTGGAGCGGGTGGGGGTATTGAGTCAGTAACGGGATTGAACACCGACAACGCAGATCCAAACAATCCAATTGTCAAAATCTCGGTAGACGGTACAACAGTCACAGGACTTGGTGCGCCGGCATCACCTTTGGTGTCGCCAAATCAAAACCTGCAGTCAACACTTACAACCGGTTCAACACTAACACAAGCCAATACAATTGAGGCGAGTGGAAATGATTTGACGATACAGAACGTTTCAAAGCTCAACTTGCTATCTACCGGCAACCAAGTGTTTCAACGCGTGAACGGCGGCAATAGTCAGGCCATCACCTTGAATGGATCGGTGGCCTCGATGTTCTACATCACGGGCACAAGTGAACGCGGTTTCGCGGCTGCGTCAGGTAGCGCAATGGTTGTTACAACCAAGATCAAAGGCGGCACGGCAGTAGTCAGGCAGCCACTACTGTTGACAAACATCACAAGTGGCGACGTAGAGTTTGATGCACTTACAACAGCAGACGTTTCGGATTCATCCAACAAACGCTACGTCACCGACGCGCAACTAACCGTCATTGGCAACACCTCGGGCACGAACACCGGTGACGAGACCGCGACAACGATTAAAACCAAACTTGGCACGACCGCAGTAGGTGAGGCAATCAATACACAGTCAACACCCGCAGCCGCAAGATACATTCGAGTAAACAGTGACGGCACAATAGACCAGCTAACAGCAGCCGAATTAAGATCAGCACTTGGTATAGTTGATACCGTGAGTTACGGCGGTGCGCAGCAAGGCACAGTGGTTGGTGCGGGTGTTACGACATACGCTTCAATCAATACCGAGGCGTCGTTTTCTACAACAGAAGCAGCAAGGGCTTCGATCATTCCTTTCTCAGGGACGGTTAAGAACTTTTACTTCCTAACACAAGGCACGCAACCGGCGTCTGGTAATTTGGTGATGACAATTCGTAAGGCTACCGGAATGGGTGCGTTTGCAGACACCTCAGTTGGAGCAACTGTACCCGCAGGAAATGCGGCGGGTATTTTTAACTCAGGCGCAAATAACTTTGATGTTGTTGCGGGAGATCGTATGTCGTTGCGATTGGCCAACGGCGCAACCGGCGCGAGCGCAGCCATCGCTGGTTGGTCGTACATAATCGAAAGGACACAGTAATGGCCGAACCCGATTACATAGGCGAAGTACGTGAAAGCATTGCCAACGATGTTGTCGAGACTGCTCAGCGTGAACTCGGGGCGACGCGAACCGTCAAAGGCAAGCGTCGTAGGGCGGTATCAACAGGTAACCTAAAGGACAACCTGACATTTAAACTCACTCGCAGATATGGCAAAGCGATATTCGACTTTGGCGCAAAAGGTGAGGCGGCTGACTATATTCGCTACGTGATTGAGGGAAGACGCAAGGGCGCGAAGTTGCCAATACCCGGAGGCCTTGAAGCCACAGGAAAAGGGCGCGGGCTGAATCCGATATTGGATTGGATGAAGGCAAAGAACATTAGGTTACGTGGAAAAGGTGGAGGCTTCGTAAAGAACACCCCACAAGCAAGGCGAAGCGCGGCCTTTTTAATTGCCAGAGCTATATCAAAGAACGGAATTGAACCGTTCCCCTTTTATGCCAATGCGATTGAAACCGTTCTCGAAAAGCGTGGACCAGACATTGAGAAAGCGATTATTAAACAAATAGAATTTAGACTAAAATTAAAATGAAAAAAACACTATTCCTTATCGCAATGCTGCTCGTTGTTATCTCGGGCGCGAAGGCGCAAAATTGGTGTGTGTTTAGTTGGATGACCGACGGCAACGCATCGGAATTCTCATTCGACTTTATCCACAACAACACAGGCGACACCTTGTTTCATGGCGAAGGCTATTCGAATAACTCTTTTTATTCGTATTCAATGCCATTTCCCGACGGACAAGTGAGGTGCGACATTCACGATAGTGGTTGCAATGGATTTCAGGGCGGCGGCATGATGACATTAAGCACAGGCTATTCATCGCTATGGCACGTGATAGGCAACTTTGGATGCCTAAATACAAAGGTTATGAACTTCACGTGGTATGACCCATGTTATAACGCATGTAATACCGACTTTGATTTTGACGGAGTGATTGACGTTGACGACTTGTTGTACTTCATAAGCACATACGGTAACACCTGCGAGTAATGGCGATAACGATTGAACAAAAACCGCGTTTATTTTCGGTCAACAATCACGACTTAGTAGTTGTTGCGGCCTCAGACAACGTAGCTGAAACAGGCTTTCGATTTCGTGTGCATGTTGGTGTAGATATTTCTGCCGAAGAATACACCTTGTTCGTGCCGCCCAATACAGACGGCTCACTTGTTGTCAACATCAGACAGTTACTTGCGCATCACACGTTGTTTACAGGGGAAGGCATTTACAACACCGACACCTTTTTAAGCGAGGACGATTCAAGTCGTCATCAGGTTGATGTAACTTTATCGGAGTGGTGGTTAGTCGATGGCGTACTCACAGAGAACGCAGGCAGCGAAGTCAACACAGACTTGTTCAATCTCGTTTGCGGTTACTTCGACAACAAACAAGGCTTTAACCCTGACACCAATGGTTCGAATGTAGATGTTAGTTTCGCGCTCAACGGCAGCACCAAGCGCATGATGAGTGACCGCAAGTACGACACCCATATTTGGGATAGGGGCGCTTCGTTCGGGGTTACGCCGTCAACCCAGACTATTTACATTCCATGCTTCGAAAACGACTGGGGCGTTTTGAATTACGCCACCAATGGAGGCAATGGTTATTTACCGGCGGCGACAGTCGCAAAGATCAATCTTACTTTATACGATAGCTCGGGCGCTCCACATGGCTATACCGAAAACATATATGGAAATCCTGTTGACGTTTGCTTTTGCTATCCCGCTAACTTAAATGCTAACACGGTAACCGCAGGACTTCCGAAGCCTTCCGATTATCCAAATTGGCGATTCTACACGGTGCGAGGCCTTACATCAGCAGACGCACCAGCTAGTGCTTTATACGTTTTTTACAATGCCTCATTGTATGGTCAAACCGATTGCAAGTATGATCGCATTCGCATTGCTTTCGCCGGTAGTCGAGGTGGTTGGGAATTTCAAAACTTCATAAAACGCAACGAAGAAAGCCTCAACATCGAGCGCAAGTCATACACGAAGGTTCGCGGCAACTACGGCAGCGCAACAGACTCATTCAGTTATTCGGTTAGCGACTCAGGCCGCACCACCATCGCGGTGACGGCAAAGAAATCAATCACGGTTAATTCGGATTGGATAAGTGAGAATGAATTTATATTCCTGCAGTCGCTACTTGTGTCAAACACCATTCATTGGGTCCAAGACGACGGCACTTTTTTCCCGGTTCAAATCGAGGCAACAGATTATACTTTGAGCCGTGAGCGAAATGGCAAGTTGAAAAACGTTTCGTTTAAATTCACAATGGCCAACGACTATATATGAGCGTTCACTTAATACATACAGACTCAGGTAAACTCATTGACCTCTATGAAGTCGAGACCATTGCGTTGACTTACAGGTTCACGGATATTTTGAGCCTTGCCGTTACGGGTGGCTTCACGCGACAGTTCCGTATTCCATTCTCAGGCACCAACCTTGAAATCTTCGGGGCATTGTTTGACCCAAATGTGAGTGTCACATCGAACTACTTTCATAAGAAGATGGACGCGGAGCTTCGTGTCGACACCATGCCCATATCAGTTGGTCACGTGCAAGTCAATAGGGCATTGACGCAGAACGGACAAATAAACGACCTCGAAATAACATTCTTTGCCGAGACTCCCAACCTTGCCAAAGAACTTGGATCCAAAAAACTCAAAGACATTGCCGCACTTTCGGATCTGAATCACGCCGTTACTTATACGGCTGTCACCGCAACAACAGAAGACTATAGGTACATACTCGCAGATCGCGGTTTCAAACTTTCAGAGCTCGGAGAACCTGGAACGCGTTCGGTCCTAAACGTTGACGCGCCACTTTATGCAGGTGAACTTACGCCGTGCCTGAAATGGTCGTGGCTATTTGATAAGATAATCACAGAAGCGGGTTTTGTTTATGACGCCTCGGCATTGTTCACTTTGCTCGAAGGCTACTATATGCCCTTCATTAATAGTAAGGCCATTCAATATGCGATACCTCCAGAGGGTTATTTCTTTAGGGCAGGTTACACCACTGACCAACTCAATGTGCAGGCGACACTCATCAGTTCACAATTGACTGGTTTAACCGAAACCTACGATAACAATAGCGACTTCGCGTCGTCGGTTTACACCGCGCCTTACACCGGCACTTACACTTTCCGGATATTCGCAACTTTCAGACGTGACACCAATCCCGGCGGCGCTCCTTTGCTTGGTTTCAGACTCATCGACATCAGTTCAGGCGCGGCCATACCCAATGGCGTGACTCCACTTTACAACCCACCCGTTGGTCAGACTATCAACATTCAATACGACGTTGTGGTGACGCTCACGCAAGGTCAACAGATCGGTCTTTACATGGGAGGCGGCACACCGCAGGTTGACTTATTCGGAGACGCTGACAATGACTTCAACTCAGGTACGGGCTTTGCCCTCATCGGCTTCGATGGCGCGTTGTATGGTCAGACAATTGACTTCGCTAAGAACGCGCCCGACATGACGCAGATAGAATTCATTCGCGACGTTATCAATATGCACAACTGCGCCGTCGTTCCTGATAGAAACATTCCGAACAAACTCATGTTCAAAACCATGACGACATACATCGGAAGTGGTGCGACTCGGGATTGGACGGGCAAACTCGACCTGACAAAAGACATCGTTGTTGAGCCAACGACATCGCTACAAAACTCAAAGCTGAAGTTCACTTATAAACAAGGCGGCGACGTTTGGAATAAAATATTTCAAGACGCGGGCAGGACATACGGAGAATACGAGGTGACGGGTTACACCGTCAGTAGTTCGGATACTCCGAATGACTTCGCGCAAGGCGATTTAACTGTTCAACTCGTTACGCAGCCGACGCCATGCAATGCAATTTCGGGAAGCGGCATAGTGATACCAAAGTTCGTCAACGACAAAGGCGAGTTCGTGAATCCTGGGGCTCGAATATTATACATCGCCGGCACGGCCAATATCGCTGTCTACGACGACATCACAGACGAGGTTGGTGAGATAACCGAAATAGCACTCGGCAACCATTACAGCCAAGTCAACGCAGAGGTCGATGACTACGACTTGAACTTCGCACCCGAGGCGCAGCCATTCACGATCACGGGCACGCCTTACAACAACTTATTCAATGTCTATTGGCGCTCGTATCTGAATGAAATCTATTCACCGGACGCAAGAATATTGACGGCTTACTTCAACCTAAATGTTGGCGACGTTCTCGAATTCAGTTTTGCGGACGAGATATTTATTGTTGACACATATTACCGAATCCTCGAAATAAGCGGCTACGGAGTGGGAGCAAGCGATCCTACGCAGGTTAAACTAATTAAGATCATCAACACTCAGTTAGATTGTCCGGTTCGCCCGTTCTCAATTAACCTCAACGGCTCAGTGAATTTTGTGGACAATAACGGCGACGCAGCGACAGCAACACAGACTTGTTGTGAGCGTTACGGTTACAGGTGGGAGGCGCTTGGTTCACTTTGCTTTCAGCAGGGTTTCAATGAGCGACCAAACCCAACAGCGCCGCAGGGCATGGAATCTTGGGGTATTGCACCAACACGAGCGGGTGTATTGCCTGACTTTAGTTTGACGATGGGCATGGACATTCAGCAGAACGCAGAGAATGTGCACAGCATCACCTCAGGTCAAAGTATTCAGTCCACAGACATAAACCCCAACAGCATCATCGTCGGTGAGCGCATTGTATTGGAAGGCGACCATGGTGCAGTTGCCGTATTCGGGAAGAACGTAACTGCCAACACTTCGGGCGTGCACATCGGTGGCGGATGGAATTCAAACGACCGCACCGCACAAATAGGTAACTCGCAGATAGGAACAATAGTATTCAACAGCAAGGGCGGGTTTGACACTTCATCCACCGAAATAGAGTTGTTGATAAATGGCATTGCAGCCAATCGTTTGAACCTTAAAACACCATCGGCTTGGGGGTGCATCCTGACAGTATCGGTTCAACAAATAGTGTCTGGCGTTGTGGGTAACACGTCGCTATCACAGTTCGCGTTCGTTCTCAAAAAAGAACTTGTGTCAGGCACACCAACGGCAACGGCGGGAACTATTACAGACATCTTCAAACAGACTACATTCGGAACTCCGAACCTTGTTATTGACGTGGCATCGGATGTAGACGAACACAGGTTGAAGATTACAAAGACGGGCAGCGGCCACCCTCACACCGATTGTTTTTTAACTGCGCGACTTGATTATATTCAGTTTAGGCATGATTAATATACTTTTATATATTTGTGGAAACAATTAAAAGATATAACATGAAAGCGAATGAATTGAGGATTAGCAACAAGCTACAAAAAGATAACGGCGAAGTATTCACTGTTCTGCGACTAGACGATACTAACGATGTTTTGGTTGAAGAGCAGCGCGTGTTGACTCTTGGCTATAATCTGTTTGGCATCCCCCTAACCGAAGAATGGTTGTTGAAGTTTGGTGCAATTGTTTATGATTTTGACCATCAGCCAAATCAATATCGAATTAGCGAAAGGTTATTTGTAACTAGGGATGGTCATTTTTATGATTACGGCGCTAATGTAAAATTGCTATACATCCACCAACTTCAAAACCTATACTTCGCGCTAACAGGCGAAGAGCTAACCATAAAGGAGACGACCTAGTGACTAACCACGAAACAATATCAACCGTCCTTGCACTACTGAAGGCGGGCGCGAAAGCACCGAGCCACGACTTTCAATTGAAGGGGTGGCGTCGTAGATTATACAACTCGATTAACGTCGCCGCGTTTTGCGTGGGCGTTTACATCATTTACCGATTGTTCACATAATGGCAAAGAAGTACACCATACAGTTAGAAGTCGATCAGACAGGCGCGATTCAAAACATTGATAAGGTCGCGGGTCAACTCGACACCGCAGCAAGTAGCGCACAGAACTTGAAGCAACAACTTCGCGAAATGCAGAAGCAGCTGTCAACACTCGACGTGAACAGCGACGAGTTTCAGAAGTTGTCAAAGCAAGCGGGTGAACTAAAAGACCGAATCAAAGACGCAAGCGAGGCCATTAACCGTCAGGCGGGTTCTTCGTTCGAGCGTTTGTCAGCAAATGCGGGCAATCTAAAAGAATCACTTTTAAACCTCGACTTTGAGCAGGTAGGTAGTTCGCTCAAGGGTATTGCCGGCACGGTGAAAAGCTTCACGTTTCAGGAGTTTGGCGCAGGACTTAAAAACATCACATCGGGTTTTGCAACACTCGGCAAGGCCTTACTCACTAACCCGCTATTCTTAATCATCACGGGTGCAACCTTATTCATCGCCAACTTTGAGAAGATAGCGACGTTGTTCGATGGCGTCACCACCGCGCAACAAGAAGCAGCCGCAGCACAACAGGCGGCAGCTGATAGCGCGAAGGCTCAATATGACCAAGTAAGTGCAACCGAGAATAGTTTAAAGGTTCAAGGTAAGTCAGAGAAGGAAATACTTGCGCTCAAAAAAGAGGCGCTGAATACCGCTATCCTAAATCAAAAGGCAGCCATTGAAACGCAGCAAGTGATACTTGATGGCCAAGTACAGGCAGCCGAACGCAATAAAAAGTTTCTCAAAGGCGCGATTGATTTCCTAACGATCCCGCTTCAATTCCTGTTAAAGGGCGTCGATAAAATCGGGGCGGCATTTGGTCAGGACTTTGGACTCGAAAAGTTATTGTCAGAAGGCGCCGAGTCAATCGCCAAATTAGTATTTGATCCGGAGGAAGTAAAAGCCGAAGGCGAAAAGACAATCGACGAGGCGCGTAAACAATTGGCCGCACTCGAAAACACACGCGACGGTTATATATTACAGGAGCGCGAAAAGAACGCCGCAGCCGCAGCCGAACGAAGGAAGGCGCGTGAAGATGAGTTAAAAGAAATTCAGGCGCAGAATGCTAAGATATTCGAACTCCAAAGGCGACTGCAGGAAAAGATTCAAAAGGACTTACCACAGGCGGCATCAGGACTTTCCAACATAGTAAGTGAAGGCGATGAGAAGTTTAAGATACTCGAGCAACAACAGCAACTCGAACTTGAACTAATGGCTGAGGGGCAAGAAAAGGAGATTGCACTTGCCGATCAGAAGTACATAAAACTTCGTGAACAGGCGGCGGGCAACGCGGAGTTACTTGCACAGATAACGAAGGCCAATATTGACGAAGTATCAGCCATTGAGCAGAAGTACACCGACCAACAGATAGCAAATGCCAAGCAAGTGGAGGCAGCGAAGTTGCAAGTGGCTAGCGACGGCATAGGCGCGCTCATATCCCTCAACGATTCATTTCAGGCAAAGAACGAACAACAGGCCAAACGTCAATTTGAAATCAATAAAGGGCTACAAATTGCGCAGGCTCTTATCGAAACCTACAAAGGTGTAACATCGGCGTTTGCATCAGCAGCCGCCAACCCCGCGACGGTTCTATTTCCGGGTTATCCCGCAATTCAGGCAGGCCTCGCGCTTGCCGCAGGACTTGCACAGGTCAATAAGATAAGACAAACGAAATTCAATTCAAGTGGCGGCGGTGGTTCAGTAAGCGCGGGCGGTGGTTCGGTGGCATCATCGGGCGGCGTTCCCGCAGGCGGCGTGCCTCAGTTCAACCCCGTGAACACAGACTTTGTGAATAACAGGCCACCGCAACCAGCGAAGGCATTTGTTATCGCAACCGAAGCCCGATCAGCTATTGAAGCGAGTGAGAAAGTTGAACAACAGGCACGGCTTTAAAAAAGAACACCCCCGACGTTTCGAGGGCGACCTTAACTAAATAAAACAAATACCTACAATAATTCGCGAACGCGAACAATGTGAGGCAAATATAATATAGTTTTGTCACATGGAAAAAATCAAAGTATTCACAGCGCAGTTGGATGAAGAAGGCGAACTCGGGGTTTACGCGATCTCGTTTGTCGATGCGCCCGCGATCAAAAAGAACTTCATGCACTTCAAAGAGCAATTGCTTATGCAGAAAGTGGATGAGGAACGCCGCATGGTGTACGGGCCTGCGATGATACCAGACCTTCCTATCTTGCGAGTGACTGCCGAAGGTGAGGCTTTCTATATCAAGTTCCCGAAGAAAGTCGTGGAGAAAATGGCGCATCGTTTCTTTGAACAGAACATGCACCACAACATGACTGAGGATCACGAAAAGCCCGTGAAGGATAGTATTGTAGTTGAGTCGTGGCTGAAAGAAGGTGACAGCGACAAATCACTTGCGCTTGGTTTTGAAGCAATGCAAGACGGCACTTGGTTCGTTGGTTCAAAAGTTATGAACGACGAGTTGTGGAATAGAGTCAAGGCAGGTGAGGTGCTTGGGTTTTCAATTGAAATAGATGCCGACGTGAAGTTGGAAGGCGAGGAACCAGAGGACGACATCATCGAAGAAATGGAAAAAATTTTAAATCAAAATTAATATCAAATGAAAAAGTTATTCACCCTAATTCTGGCCGTCGTCACGGTCACGGCTTACAGCCAACTAACAGCAAACGACATCGGGTTGCCCGAGGATGTTTTCAATTCATTAAAGAACGTTGTGTTTACGCAGGAGTATGTGCCCGCAGCGATTGAACTCACAAAACTCGAAACCAAAAAAGTATCTGGTGGAGTGCCAACCACCACAAAAGAAGTAGTCATTCGCGAGGCGCGCAGACCTGTGGCATCAACTGTTCAGGCGGGCGTATATGCACTGAATCTTGTTTCAAACTTCGTGCATGAATTCGGATATGAGACTATTGCACCACATGACTCAGGTTACGTCTTTACAGACACGGGCGACGGAATGCGATTGAATGTTTGGAATAAATCCGGTAAATGGTACAGTCGTCAATTACGCCCCGATCTTGGGTTTATGCTAACCGATCCATATACACGAGTTGCCCGATATTACACAGAAGCAGAACTATTGCAAATGAAATTCTTTGCCAAAGGCGCAACCAAGCCGAGAGCAATTACCCGAGCAGAACTTGAACAGTATTCGAGTAGACGTAGGATAGGACAAGAGTATAACCCATCTACACACGTCACGAGCTTATTTGCCACCATCGACAAAGTGAGCGCAAATAGTTATAGAGGTACGATTTATATAAATGGTAACGCGGTCACGACAAGCGCAACACTTCCATTGATCACAAGTTATGGCTCAACAGGAATAAAGGTTGGCGCAATTAGATGGCGTTATCTCAATGAATGTGTTCCGGGTGATGGAGGTCAAATGTCAACGACCAATGTAATGGGGTCGCTCTACTACGAATACGGAAACTTCGGAACTTGCGACGGCGCATCCTTCAGCACGGTAGATAGTAATAGTTTGACGACGACAGTTGAATCAGGTACTTCATTTGATTACGATAGTACAACGCGAACGGTTACATATAACTCTAATAAAAACATGGCGATTTGGTTCAGTTATGAGACTCAGATAGCCAACGGAAAGAATGAAGGAGCGGACGCTTATTGGAGTGTGACTGACAATAGACGGGCGGTGTCGCTCGGTGACTTATAGAACGTTTTGGTTAATAATAGTTTTTAGGTTAAAATTCAATGAAAAGCCCCGCCAAACGTGACGGGGTTTTTTTGTGGATGATTAGCTTAATAGTATCCACAAAGGAATTTTCCTGTACCACTTTTTAATAGCAACTTCCAATCTCCAGCGATCTAAATATGAAGTTGGAATTATAGCGCCTTTTATCGAAACCGATATTATAGAAAGAAATTTTGTGTTGCCGTAGTCATAAACGACAACATTCCCGATTTGAACACCCCTGCCTTTATAGTCTCGAAATAGTTCAGGATTTTTTTCTAGGTCTCTAATAATCTCATTTACAAATTCGCTCATGTTCTATTTTATTTCAAAGTTATAAATTATTTCCCGTTCTTCCTTACCAAGAAACCAAACGGCTTCACTCGGGTGGATCTTCTTGCACTTGGCTTCGAGTGACGAATAAGGCCAAATGTTGATCTCACTTTTGAAGTCGGTGACGTGGATCGCCCCGTCATCAACAGCCTTCGGTACAAAGCCGCCCATGACAAGGCGAAGCTCAGACCAATGGTCGAGGGCTGACTTTCGGTCGTTCGGCCAAAGCCCGATATAAGTCGGTGGAATTTCGGCTGCGACAAAACCGTAGGCGATTAAATACTTCGCGACTTCTGGGTGCAAAGATGCGTGTTCGCCTTTGATCATGCAACGGCCTGGAAGTCCTTCGCGTTTAATGAGAACCGTCGCTGCATAACTCACGGCCTCAATCGCTCGCCTACTTATCATTCGCCCAGCTCCAATAAGTTTGTCGCATTTGTAGTGATAGTCGTGTCGCATGGCGTTACGCGTCGTGAGTTCAACGTAGGCGTTTGATTTGAAGCCGACGTAATCATTTCCATACGATGCCGAAAGGTATAGTTTGTCATACCCCTCACTGCTCAAACTATCGTCGTCGCCCATGATTAGAAAGTGAGTCGCGTCGGAGTCGAGTGCGAGTTTTAAAGCCGCGTTCCATTTCGCGCCCGGCATATTGTGATGTTGCACACTATTGGCGTTATAGGTGTCGAGTAGTAACAGGTCTTGTGTTTCGGTGTAAGCCGCGTAGACTTCGAGGCCGAGACGCCTTGCACACAGCAGCATGATTTCGCTAACTGCAGGTCGGTTGTTTAGGCAGGTGACAATTACAGGTTTCATTTGTTCGTTGTTGTTCGTTGTTGTTCGTCGCTATCGGGGGTTGTGGTGAAGTCTAAAACGGCAAATCGTCAAAAGGCATTTCGACAACTTCACTTTCAATGCCCTGAATTTTATCAGATAAATCACGTATCATTTCTTTTGTAAGTTGAATTTTTACAAACACTTCTTGGTCATTGATAAATTGACGATGATAAAACTCAATTCTACTTACGATTTTTTGGTGAGGTATTATGTCTCCCTGTTTTGCATTATTCACTTTTGGCTTAAACCAACAATCAACAATGACTTCGTGTTTTTCATCAAATACTTTCATTTTTCTTGTTTTTAAAATTTAATTCATTAATATTAATCGTTGTTCGTCGCTATCGGGGGTTGTGTATGGATGACTCGTCATGCAAAGCCGCTAGTTAGCCGTCATTCTATGAAACCGACAACGCACTATCTTTAATTTTTTCTTCTAACTCTTCGACATAATTTTCAAGACTATCTACTTTTTCTGCTTCTTCTATACCCCAACACCTTAAAGTGTCATTAGAATTTCTTAATTCTTCGAGATAACCTATACAATCTTCCAACCTTGATGCCATAGTAGAAGCAGTATCATACAATTCTTTTTCGTCCATATTTTTCAAATACCTATCTTGTTCAATATCGGATTTTATCCATTTTATGTACTTATCTATATCGGGACAAGTGTGTTTTATTGGCTCTCTATAATGCTTTGACATTTTTTTATACTTTAATTGTTATTAATTTTAATTTTGAAACCGAACGAAAAAGAACGAACGGCTAACAAGGGTTTTAAGAAATTGGGGCGGAAGTGCTTAACCCCAACTTTTTTACTTCTATTTGGCTTTAGTGCTTTAATGAACATTTGGAATACTAATTCCCCAACTTCTTAAAGCCCTAAAACGTTAGTTGCCATTTTTAGACAACACCGTGAAACTTGGATAATTCTTTGGAATATTAAACCCTAATCCTAAATAGACAGAGTAATAACCCCAACAAATTCCGATACCACGCACTTTAATTATTTCGCCAGTTACCCACACACCAAACAAATAAGGAGTTAGTGCGAAATCTTCCTTGTTTGTCCGTGTATCTTGAAAGCCACCAATAAAACGGCAACTAACACGGGTTTGGCAAAATGGCTGTTCAGTAATTCTATCAATCATTCGTTTTTAATTTTAAAGTTTAGTAATTCTATTTAGCTTCGGGTTCAGCCACTTCGCCAAGCCCAAATCCGTTGGCAGCAATGCTAATAAACTGCACCTTTAAGCCTTTTCCAGTTATCTGGAGTATCTTCGTTAAAAAAATCTCCTTCACATATTTGACAAAATTCCTCTTCCAAATCGCTTGTTCTTTCAGATAGATACTTATCATATTCAACGTAATTGCCTTTTTCAATTTCTTTTTTAGCACAATCACGGCATATTTCAGAATAATCCCAACAATAATCAGTTTCAGGGTCTGAAATTCTATAAACTTCTAAATCCATATATTTTAATTTTAATTGTTAATATATAAAATCACTACTGACAACATACGTTATGTGCAATGCTATCAGACCGACAACTCAAAGTAATAATGCCCTCCAGCTCTCCACATAACATATCTCATTTGAAAGTGGGTAAGCCACATATTAGATTTAATGGCTTCAATAGTATTTTCATTGCCACTCCATCCTCCTGTATGAAGCTCAAGTTTGTGTTTGCCTTTATATTTCTTACCTAGTTTAAATCCCCAATCTGACATATACCATCCATCAACAAGTATCGTTTTTACAAAAGTCAGCAAAGGCAAACTTTCATCGGGCTTGTAAGTTTTCAAACATTGCAGCCATTCATCTGTTGGATAACCTTCATCGTCCAAAAGCACGGCAGGTAACAAAGTATATGCGTCAGGCGTGGCTACTTGATCCGTATCAGATTTTGTGGTTAATTCATCTTTATTCATCCTATTTAAGTTTTGTGGTTAATAATTCCACCCGAACGCACATAATCGAACGTTATGCGTAATCTAAACAAATTCAAAACAATATCATCAGCAACAGTTCCAAACATTAATTTAAAACTATCTGATTCGATTTTATGTGTTAATTCTGAAAATGGTCTCTGTAAATCATATTTCTTTTAGTTTGTGCCAAGAAAAAAACGGCTTATAACATCAGTTTGTAAAAATTGGCGGTTTCGTTTTTTTTCAAAATTTCAACGTCCATAAATAAGCATAAAAGCATCTCGTTGCTCCTGATTAGTCCGAATGTTCAATCCAGTTAATTTTTTAAAATAATCGTTTGTAATTTTAGTTTTCGTAGGTTTAATTTTAAAATAAGGCAGTCCAAGATAGACGCACATTTCAACTATTTTTTTTGCAACTTCGTGATTAGCACCTGTTCTGTTTCCGATTTGAGCGGTTGTTTTGGAATTAAAACCCTCTTTTACGTGCCAATTTGATTTATTTAGAAAACCACATTCTACATAAACAGTTGGTTTACTTTCTATTTCTTTGTAAAATTTTAAAAAGTCAAACAATTCAAAGAATGTAAGGTTTTGAAGTTTTAAATTGCTGCCTTTCAAAAAAGCAACTCCACTTTTTGACACATCTGGGTCAATTCCTATTAGTATTTTTTTATCGCTCATCTTTTTAGTTTTATTATTATTTATTTTTCTTCCAAAAATTATTTTCAAAAATTTCATAATCCTCAACATCTATATTTTTTGCATCATCTTTGCCAGATAAAAATAAAACAATTGCGAAAATAGCTGTTACAACAAAACCTATTACAACGCCTATAATTATAAGTGTTTGTATCATAATTTTAAAGTGTTTATATCAATTGCTAATCCTCCCTCAATAAGTCCGAATACATCAAAGTGCCATTGAAACAATAAAAGCATTACATCGTATCTCTCAAATTCTAAATCTTTAAAATCAAAAGGATATTTTGAAACGTGTTTTAAAAGTGTAGTTTTTTTAAATTTTTTAATTGGCACAAACTTTTCTCTATTCACTTCAATTTCTTTCGTAAGGTCTGAAAGTGGACGAAGTAACAATTGAGTCCCCTCAAAGTCTGACATATCTAAATCACCATAGGTAGTAATACTATTTCTACTATTAAAACCTGTAATTATGAACATTGTTCCAGTGTTTCTACTTCTTCCCTTTATTTTATAAGGCAAATAAGGAGCTAAATGTTTAATTTCTAATTTCATATTTTAATTATGTTTTGTGTTTCAAAATAAAATTTTACCTCAATATCATTTTCTACAATTAAGCCGTAACGCTTTGCAAATTTGTATTGAGTTTATTTTTCATTTAAGTGCTTCATATATGCTTTTATTGCTTTTCTAAAATACTCAAGACTTAAACTGTTTTTTATATTTATTTAATTATTTATAATGTTTTTAAATATTCAGAAACAATAATTGACTTGCATCGGGCAATAACAGCTCCGTTTTTCTCTTTATTTTCAATTTCTTTTTTAAAATCTTTTATTTTTTGTTTAAGGGTATTTCCTGTATAAAAACTACCTGTTGTAAGCTCTTTTTGATAAATTTTTAATTGTTCTTCGTAAAGTTTTGTTTTATAATCATCGGAAGGGTTTATTTTGCCTTCAGACAAAAATTTATCATAATAAATCCACGAAAATTCAGCAATACCTTTTTCCTTTGCTTCTTCGGTCATTTTTTTAATATTTTCTTGCTCATTGTAATTGCTTTCTGATAGTTGCAGTAAATGTTCTGTAGGCTCTTGTATATTTTTTTCGATTATTGTTTCTACTTTCCATTTTTTGTATTTATTAATGATTTGAACGTAATAATCAATAGAAAAAAGCTGATAATGTTCTGTTTTATTGCCCATCAATCCAAAGCGTTCGTTTTCAAAAGCAAGTTCTATCTCTTCAATACTTAGGCTTCGGCAATGCAATGCAGTGTATTTTGCAATTTCTTCTTTTGTAAACAGATCAATTTCATTTTTTAATCCACATAAAGCAAAATGCTTATTACAAATAGGCATTATATATTGCCCCACTTTTTCATACTCTCTTATTTTTTTAAAATTAAAAGAGTTTTTAAGTATCGAAATGGGATTATTAATAACTGCCTGTGTATTCGGCATTTTTACGGAGAGTTTCGATTGATGCTCTTCCGATGGTATCATTACTTCCGTTTTCATTTTTTTCTAAATTTTGAGTTCTATTATCGTAATTCCCTTCAAGGATTTTTATAAAGTTTCTTTTTTCAAGCATCCAATCGAAACTCGCAATCCAATCACGCTTACCTGTTAAGCCCTGTAAAAAATAACTTTCCTTTGCTTTTAAAACAACTGTTTGAATATCTTCTTTTGAAAATTCCAGATAAATAGATTTTATCTTTCTTTTTCTTGTTTCAGAAAGTTTTTTAACTTCAGAAATATTGCCTCTGTTTTCATTGAAAAATAAAATAAATTTTTCAAAATTAAAATCAACCGAAGGCGTGGTATTAACCTCTACGTTAATATTATTTTTTACTTTACTTTCCTTTACTTTACTTTCCTTTACTTTACTTTGTGCATTAATGTTTACATTAATTGTGCTATCTTGCGTGTTAATGTTTACATTAATATCATCTAAAAGCCAAAATAAACTACATTCATTGTTTTTTCGCCTTTTTGTAGCTTCTTCATAACGCCTTTGAATACCTTTGCTTGTTAGTATTTTATCCGAGTTAAAAAGATTTTCATTAAAGAAATTCCACCTAACCAAGCGTTCCACTATCTGCTCAAGTAATTCTTTGCTTATTCCATTCAAGTTTTTTAAAAGTTTCATTTTTAACATTTCTGACCACTCAATGAAATATCCATTTCTGTATATCGCAGAAAGCAGTTTAATTGTTGCTATTTCTCCTTTTATTCCAAACTCTCCCGAAATTGCTTCTATTTTTTCATCGTTAAAAAAATCAACATCAAAAGGAAAGTAATCTAATCCACTTTTTTCAGGTCTTGCCATATTTTTTTAATATTACGCATTTTTTTTCCGCCACGCTCAAGTTGAACTTTAATAATTTGAAACTCGTTATTTTCAAATTTGGTTTCTTTTTTCTGAGAAAAAATATAATTTAAAGATTTTTGTTTTGTTGTGTCAAATCTAGCGTGCCTGCAAAGTATCGGTAAAGAACCGAACAATCTATATTGCTCGGTTTCTTTGTTTTTTAAAATGAAAGGCATAATTAATATTCAAATAATGTTTCAGCTCCTAAAGTTTCTGTAATAGGAAAAACAATATCACAATCATTATTAAATTCACGTCCAGTAACTTCCTCAAAAACTTCTTTGTAATATTCTTTGTTACAAACTACATATTTACCTCTTGAATCGTTTTCGATTGATAAAATCATTTCAAATCCTGCTTGGATTGCTTCGTTTAAATCTACTTGGTTATTTACAAAATTTTCCATTTTAATAAGTTTTATACAATTACTTCGTTGTAATTGTTTAGCAAATATATAACTTATTTTCGAATAAAAAAACTTTTAAGCAAAATATTTTAATTTTTTTCTAAAAAAACCTAAAATCATTGTAAAACAACGCTTTCGTTTCCAATTAATTCTATGATTCTACTTTTTTCATCTTCTGTAAGTTTAAATCTTGAATAAATTAAAATATTTTTTTTTGTTTTTTCAATTTCAACTTTAATTTCAGCATTTTCATTTTCTCGAAAAACATAAAAAACCGAATTTTCTGTTAATGATTTTGCCACAACACAATCAGAACTTATGCTTTCGATTATGCCAGTAATAACAATCATTTGTTCAAATATTTATCAATTAATTCTAAAATTTCTGCTCTTGTAGTATTTGCCTCAATACGCATTCTTATAGCCAACAAAGAATCTATATATAATTCGTGTTGTCTTTTTGAAAGCCTTCTAAGAGAGGCATATTTCTCTTGTTCAGCTTCTATTTGTTTTTTAAGTTCGATTATTGTTGCCATTTTTAAAATATGAATAATTATTTAATGTTCTTTTCTTTAAAATTTTTTTTGTTTTTTCTAATTCAAGTAAATTTTTTTCTATCAAATCAACAAATTCAACAATAGTTAAACCATTGTTCCCAACAGATGATTTATGTTTTTTTTCAATAAAATAAAATAAAAAATCTTGTATTCGTTTGCTTTCAGTTTCTGTAATTTGCATTATATATATTGCTTGTTTTCGTGTTTACTCAATTGATTTTCAATACCTTGTAATATCGCTAAATCAGAAGGCTCTGGTAAATAAATCCCTAATTCTTTGATAGAAAAATCCCTAAACCTGTCAATTGCCAAAGTCATTTCTGCCGTATCTAAATCGGCTGTGCTTCTCCATCTACTCACCGTTATAAATCCTTTCATTTCTCCATCGTAAAACAAACTTGAATTTACGTGTTTTTTGAATATTTCCTGCTTAACCTCCTCAAGCGTGTAACCTGTTTCAACTCCAAACCAACTCAGTATTAGATGTAAGTAGCTATTTTGTGAAATACTTCTTTTATCGTGTTTTGCTTTTAATTCAAAACGTTTTCCTTTTGAAATGAAGTAGTTTAGCTTTTCGATGGCTTGTTTTTGGTGGAGTGGATTTTTGGGGTCGTAAATCATTATTTTTTTTCTTTGATAGTTAAATAAGATTTACCATAACTAACTTCAGGCAGTGGCAACTCTTCTCCATCCTCCGAAATGTTAGCATACGAAATCCCTTTGGCTTTAGCTTCAAACATCATTTTATATTGCTCTTCGATGTTTTTCTTATTCTCTTCAGCTTCAACCCAAGCAGGGACAACTTTAAAATTGAAAGATTTTCGCCCATTAACCATTTTTATTTCAAAGCCACGATAACCATCTGGGTAGCACGAAGCCTCATTTGCTATTTCGTTTATTTTTGCATCTTCAAAATCTTTTATTAAAGCCAAACCTTTTTCAAATTCATAGCGATGTTTACGCATCTGAATTAGTGCATCAAGATTTGTTAATTCGCCTTCCGAAGCCTTATTGGATAGGCTCATTATTTCGTCTTGCAACGCAATGTGCATTTCTGAATGTTTTCCCATTTTTGTAAAATTTGATTGTTATTGATTGATTAAGTCGTTAATTTTACCCTCTACGTCTTTTGATATTTTGTAGAACTTACGAAGTTCCTTAACTTCAATAGGCTCTCCAGATTGTTTTTTAGCAATTAGTCGGTTCCATTCTCGCGTAAAATTTTTGTCTTTTTCAAAAACATTAAGCCAGGGAAGCTCTTCTTTAGATGTAGCTTGATTTGTTTCGGTTTTAGGCTTTTGCTCTCCTCCTGCATCTGTGTCTTTGTCGGTTACAATACCTAAGATACTTGATATAGAATACCTCCTGAGGTAAGTTATTGCACTACCCAACACTTGGTATTCATTCATTCCTTTTAGACTTACGTTTTGCGGAATATCTGTTGAACTCTCTAAAGTTTCGCCACTTTCAATGTGAAATAAGATTGTTTGTATTGACTGCCCTTGTAACAATTGCGAAAATCCTAATCCGTGTTTTTTTAAAAGAGGATTTATAACTTCAAAAACTTTCGGTAAATCGGCATAAGTGTAGCCATAGCCTTGAGTGTCTTTGTGTATTACAGGAACTTCTTGCTGGAAGTTTGCAAGTGCTTTAAATAGATTTATTTTGCTCATTTTGATAAAATTTTATGGTTTGGTTAATTCGTATAAATCTCTATGTGTGAATTGCTGTGGTTGATATTTCACATTATCAATAAGATACTGAAAAGGTATTTTTGTAAAATTTGGATACAAATCAGCAGCCTTATTTACAGCATCTTGTTCGTCTGTTGCCTCTATATCGTGAGTGTCAAATTCCTTTTCTTGTTCTTCGCCTATAACAAAGCGATACCATACTACTACTTTATATGTTTTCATCGTCTAATTCGTTTTTAAATTGTTTAAAAAAAGCATTTAAATGAATGCGTTCTGATTCGTTTAGGTCGTCAAATAGTTTTCCGTTTACGGTCCATTTTCCGTTCACTAATTCTATAATTAATTTAGGCATATCGTTAATAATTTAGAAAATCTATTATTGTAGTAATTTTGAATTTCGTCGAAGTTTGGAACGTTTTTATCGTATGCTAAAAGCAATAATTGCTCAGCATTAACAATTCCAATAGTAGGGCATTGAAGTTTTTGGAACAGGAGTGTTCCAAACTTGGCAAGGGAGTAACAATTTAAAAATTTTACTTTTTTAAATTGTTTGTAAAAATTTTTGTTTACATTTGCAGTCATAATATATTTTTTTAGTTAATAAATGATTGTTTACTTGTTTAAAACAGCCTCCTAACGGCTGTTTTTTTTGTTTTAATTTAAAATTGTTTTATTTGTTATTTTTATAAGGCAAAGATATGTATCATTTTTGATATACGCAAATTTATTTTAATATTTTTTTAAAATATTTTTAAATTAACGCCTAACGCTTTTGCAACTTTTAAAAAAGTGTCAAGGTTAGGTTTGTGTTTTAGCGAAAAGAAACGACTAACGTTTGACTGGGTTAGCCCTGTTTGTTCTGCAATTTGACCTTGCGAAATTCCTTTTTTATCTGCAATTTCTTTAAGAAGTAAAATGAGCAACACCCATTGCTCATTGTGATTTATGGTCTTTTTTTCTTTATTCATTTTTTTAAACATTTGATAATCAGTATGCTAAAAAACATACTTCGTTAATATATTTGTTAGGCGTAATGTTAGAACAGCGTTTCCGACAGACGTTTGACTGAAATATCATAATACGCTTTTTCTTTTTCTATGCCTATAAATTGACGATTTAACCTATCACAAGCCAAGCCAGTCGTATTACTTCCCATACAATTATCTAAAACAATATCATTTTCATTTGAGTAAGTTTTTATTAGATACTCCATTAATGCTATTGGTTTTTGGGTTGGGTGTGCTACTTTCTGTTTGCTGTTATTTACAACGCCAGTAATATCTAAAACAGAAGTAGGGTATCTACTGCCATCGTCAATATAAGGCGTTGGTGTATTTGTGTTTCTATAATTACTTGAATTTACTTTATGCTCTTTTATTCCACATATTTTATTACCTAAACTTTTTTGATAGTTGTATGTAGGTAGTTTTTTATAAAAAACTAATATTGTTTCGTGTGTCCTTATAGGCATTTTCTTCGCATTTAAAACACCGCTTGGCGTTCTTTTGTGCCAAACAATATCATAACGAAATAACTTTGGGTTACTCATAATCAAAACACTTGTAAAAGGCTGTGAAGCCGTTAAAACTATTGCTCCATTATCTGTAATTATCCTTTCGTATTCAGCCCAAAGTTTATCTAATGGAAGTATTATATCCCACTTATTTTGAGTTGTTCCGTAAGGCAAATCACAAAGGATTAAATCAATACTTTTACTTTCTATATTTGGTAATATATTAAAACAGTCATCGTGGAATAAAACACTACGCCTAACAAGGGTTTTGCAATAGTGGGGCATTTGTGCTATATTTAAACTTTTCTGCATCTATTTAACTTTTGTAATTAATTGAACATTTATACTCCGAAGCCCCACCATCGCAAAGCCCCAAAACGTTATCTGTAACCGAAACCAGCTATGCGTTAAAAAATGAAAGGATAACACTTTCTTTTATTTCATTGCCTGTTTCTATATGAAAATGTTCTGCAAAAGAACCTATCAAATTCATATTTCTTTCTGTGTTTTCAATATCTTTTTGAGTTAAATAATCTTCTTCATCTTCAATTAAATTTTCTTTTAGTTTTTCAACTTCTGAAACGATTTCATTCATTTCATCAATTGTTAAAATTAAATCGTGTTCTTGGTTCATAAAGTTGAAAAAATCTTGATATTTATCTGCTATTGTTTTAGGTATGTTCATAATTTTGATATTTAATTTTTTATTTGTTATTTTTATAAGGCAAAGATACATATCGTTTTTGATATATGAAAATTAATTTTAATATTTTTTAAAATATTTTTATAAAAAACACAAAAGCCCTTAAAAATAAGGGCTTTACGACTAACTAAAAAAACAATTATTATGAAAAAAACTAAAAAATCTTATGAAAATAACCTAATTTAAACCGTTTATCGGTATCATAACCGATACTAATTATATTATCTTTTTTGTTTTTAAGCAGAAAATTAGCCTCAAATAAGGCAGAATTAAACTCTTTGTTATGCCCAATTTGCCCACCGACAAAAAACGCATTCTTTTTACTTATTTCAATCGTTTTTTTCTTAATTGTATAAGTAGGGGTTATTTTGTGCAAAGTGCCTGAAACGTAACCTGTGAGGGTTAAATCTAAATTTTCATCGGTTGTATGGCTTGTAAAGAATTTCGGTTCAATAGATTTTAAGTATAAATTTTCGCGTTGCAAGCTATCCGATGCTTGTTTATATATCCTTAAATTATCTTCCAGCCAAGCTACTAACTCACTATCTACAATAGTATCTGGGGTTACTACTTTTTTCCCATTTTTTTTACTTTTTTTTAAAATTGCTTTGTAACTGATACTATCTTTTACGATAGGTTTCATTTCTCCACTTACTGCTGGAATTTCCACAAGTGTAGTTTCTTTTTTACAAGATTTTGTGAAAAGTAAAAAAGCCAATACTACTATAAGAATAAAGTAGATTTTGTTAATTGTTGTTGCTTTCATTTTATTTATGAAATTTAGATTGTGAAAAAAAAGGTAAATCGTGTTTGATTATTTCGGGTAGCCCGATGATGTTTACTCCAATTTGGAAGTAAATAGAGGTGATTATTTTTTTCATAATTCGTTAAGTATTATTTTTCTAATTTTTTTTGCCATTGCTAACATATTTTTTTCATAATTTGGGTCGGTGGCATACCCTGCCTTTGCAATTTCTTTGAGAAATAATTCGGCATTGTTCCTAACTACCATTGCTTTTGAATATCGCTTGTTGTTCAATAAAAAAATAACGTGGTGCTCAAAGCTATCGGCTGGGTTTTCAAACTTACGAAAATAATCTTTTACTTTGTATTTGAATAGTTTTTTGCCATTCTTAATAACTGGTGTTACCGATATTACAACGGGATATTTTACGTTTGGCAATTTATGGTATTCAGTTGTAGTAAGCAGTTGTTCGTTACCATTGATACCATCGGTATCTTTAATACCAAAAAACATATTGCCAATAGCAAACTTACCCCATCCGCTCTCCCAAGCTGCCTGAGCTAATATAGCTGTGGTTGAAACCCCTGTTTTTTTTTGAACTTTCAGGGCTTCTGAATAGTATTTTTTAACAAATTCAATTGGTGTCATTTTTTTTATTATTTATTATTTCGCCTCTCAATCCCAAAGAGTAGCTAAAATAGTTAAATCTTGTTTCGCTTTGTTCTTGGTCGTCCATCCAATCAATGATTTGTCCCGCTGGTTGGTTCGTGTCAATATCGTATTTTATGTCCGAAAAGTAAAAAGAATAACTACTAATATTGGCTATTTCGCCTACTCGATCACCTACCCAATCCTCAAAATATAAGCCTTGTTTTTTGCAAAAGTCTTCGATATAACTGTTGCAAACTGCTTCGTAAGCCTCTTTTCTGTTTGATGGTGTTATTTTCATATTTTTTTATCTAAAACCCCCGCAAGTGTGCGTGTCTAAAGTCAATTAGATATAGGCATCGGGGGTTTATTATTTTAATCCTTTAAATAAATAACTTAAAATTATAACAATTAAACCAGACCCGACAACGCCTACTACCCACGCTAATTGCTTGATGTAAATATCAATAGTATTTAACTTTTTATTAATTAAATCTAACTCTGCTTCGTGCCTATTTACCTTTGCTATTACTCCACTACCATCAACACTCGAACCTATTAATATATTAATAAGCTCAATTATATGTTTGTTGTTTTCCGTTGTGATGTCTTTGTATTCTTTAAGGTGTCTTTCTATTCTATCTAAACGTTCATTTGTGTAGATTTCTTCTATCTTTTCTATTCTGGGTAGTGCCATAAGGAGGTTATTGTGTAAATAGTCAATAATAATATAATGTAGGATTTTTCGTAAATCGCATAATCTATAAAAATCCCCACTATATTAAAAACATTGATTAATATTAAAAAATAAGGAGCTAATCTTATATACACCTCTTTTTCGTTTCGTAAGTAATAAGCAAAAAAAATACTTGTCAAAATGCTGTAACCGATAATGTTTGATAAAAAAATGTAAAAAAGATTATCCATACTAACAAAGCAAAGACTAAGCGTTGCTATTATTTGAAAAATAGGTATATATTTCATTTTTAAGGCTTTGGGTTTTTTAAACCTCCACCACCTAAACCTGCTGTTCTATTGTTTATTGCCTCTCCGTTTTCGTCAAACCAAATAACTGATAATTGAGCTACGAAAGCCCCTACAGCACCGCCAAAAACAGAATACCAATTAAAAAGTTTAGTAATCCAATTTAACCAATCAGGCAAGACTGCTCCTTGAGTTTGCAAGGTTATGATTAACGTTGATAATGAAACTAAGGTTAAAAAAAAGTTTCTTATAGTTTTTTGAAATTTGGGGGTTTTTGAAAATAAACGAGCAACTAACTCATTTAAAAAAGTGATAATATTTTCCATTTTCTTTATTTATTTAAGTTTATAATTAAGGGTTAAAAAGGTTGAAAATCTGTATGCGTTTTTTTCGTTGTAATAAAATTCCAAATCTTTTCTTTTTTGTATTTGTGTGGTTAAACCAACTGCAAATCCTTTGTAAAAACGATATTCTATTTGATTTAATAAGCCAAAAGAAGTGTGTTGTTTATCAGAATTATAGCGTATCGTGGAATTTAGTTCTAAAATAGCTGAGTAGCAAAGGTTTTTTTCTTTAAAAATTTTTGCTACTCCAAAACCGAACTTTTGAAACTCGATAGCCTCGAAATGTTCGTATGAAACATTAACCCCGAACCCGCTGTATGGGTCGGTTATTTTTACGGCTGTAAATAGGTTAAGTTTCGGTTGATTGTTGGTAGGCTTTGAAC